TTACTTACTGAGTAAGAAATGAAGGTTAACTCTAATATACTTTAAAAACTGCTGCTCCGTTTTAACATGTAATTTGCGCATAATGCTCCGGCGGAGTGACTTTGTCTGCTCTTCAGAAAGTGAAAGTAAAGCGGCCGTTTCGCTTAAATGATAACCGCTGGCGATCAGTTTTAACAGGTGACGTTCTGTTACTGAAAAATGACGAGTCGTGCAGTAGTGGCAAATGCCAGAAGGGACGCTATGTCGAAGCGCTCGTTTATGTAAGATCAATATCATTTTCCGGGTAATTTCTTCAACATCATCTTCCCGATAAATATGCGGCAGCATATACAGACATGGTCTGAACATGAGCTTTTCTTTATCGCATTTATTACAAATAATCACCCGTAGCTGATGTTGGGTATGCATAGGTATCTGGTAACAGCCTGCGCTGAACCAATCATCATCCAGGGCCAGGAAAGCGATATCGGCATTATCTATCTCTTCTGGCGGCAGAAAGTCAATTTTCTGTTGCCATTGATTCGCCAGACGCGTCATGATGATTTTCAACCCATGCTCAAAGTGACTGTTTTGTTCCTTAATAGCGATACTCAGCATAAAAAATATCCTACACGGCAGGTGAATCATGGTGAAATATTAAAGAAACTGATTGATTATCTAAATACTGGCGGCCTTAATTCCCACTTTATGCGTGCTGAGATGTGTCCAGGCGATTTCCTGGAACCTGGCATAGCGCCAGAAAAGACGATATTCGTACACTTAGTCAGCAACCAGAACAAAAGCCATTGACTCAGGAGTGCCTGACCGTATAATTCTCGCGTTTCGTCTACACGAAGTCTTCACTTCACAAGGCGCCCTTAGCTCAGTTGGATAGAGCAACGGCCTTCTAAGCCGTGGGTCGCAGGTTCGAATCCTGCAGGGCGCGCCATTATATATCAACTGGTTACGCCTCTTTAATTCCCTCCTTATTTTCCATATGGGACATATTTGGGACATCATCACTGAAAATCGAGTCAATTTGCTTCGCGTGTTCCGTTAAATGATTCGGCGCAAGGTGAGCATATCGGCGCACCATCTCGATGCTCTCCCATCCTCCCATTTCCTGCAGAACAGAAAGCGGCACTCCGGACTGAATTAGCCAACTGGCCCACGTGTGCCTCAGATCGTGGAAACGGAAATCCTCAATTCCAGCCCGGCGGCAAGCTGCATTCCATGCTCGCTGGTCATCGACGCGCATCTTTCTGATAGTCGGAGTCTTTGAGCCATCGGGCCGGATGCCTTCTTTCGTATGCACGAACACCCATTTATGATGCTTACCAATCTGGTCACGCAATACCTTACAGGCAGTGTCATTTAGCGCTACGCCAATAGCGCGGTTTGACTTGCTGTCTTCAGGGTTCACCCAGGCAACACGACGTTGCATGTCAATCTGTTGCCATTCCATATTGATGATGTTAGACCGCCTAAGTCCTGTTGCCAGCGCAAATTTAACAACAGATTTCAACGGTTCAGGGCATTCATCAATCAGGCGTTTTGCCTCTTCTTTCTCCAGCCATCTGACGCGTTTGTTTCTGACGGCTGGAACCTTGATTACAGGCGCTTTCTCCAGCCATTTCCAGTCACGTTCTGCTGCACGCAGAATAGCCTTCATTAATGCCAGGTGTTTGGCCTTAGTGGAGGTTGTGACCGGTTTAGCTGAATAGATTGGTGCAGGTTCTCCATTCTTCTGCGCCGCGGCAGCTTTGATTTTCCATATCTCAAGCTGTTTGCGGTTGCTCATCTTGTTTACTGCTAAGTAAATCTTTTGCTCGGTTACATCCTTTAACCGTACTCCCTCAAAATGCGCCAGCCAGAAAGCCATACGGCTACGGTCATCTTTCAGTGATTTCTTCTCCGCTTTTTCCTCAAGCCAGCGCATGCAGGCATCATCAAACGTTACATCAGGGAAATCACCAAGCCTGTCTACTCGCCACAATTCAGCTTTGCGCTTGTCATGTAGCTCAGTAGCGAGCCGCTTGTCGGAAGTCCCAAGGCTTTCCTTAATTCGCTTCCCGCCCGGTGTCGAGTAGGACGCGTACCATATTTCACCTCTGCGGAAGATGGACATTTTCTTTCCTCTTTTATGTCATCACCCGCGCTCACCTTAACAGTATGCAGCGGAGATTGAAGCGCCGCAATGCAGGCTTGTCGTGTGGTGAGGTAAGGGGATTTCGGTTTGGTTGGGTCTTTGCGTGTTGCCTGAAGGCGGCCTGTGCGAATCCAGTTTGTGGCGGTAGGTCTGGATATCTTGAGAAATGCACAGGCCTCATCGAGTGTGAGGCTGTGTGATTCCATTATTACTCCTCGTTGATGGCTAGAATTTGTTTGTCTATTTCGTATAGTGCTTCTGCAAACTTCATTTCCATGCAATGCCTTAATGCTTTGAGTGCCTTTTCTTCTGTGCTGTATTGCGCAATCCCTCTCTGTGATGCGGAGCGGGGTCTTTCTTCATTTTCAACCCATCCGTCACCATGAGTTACAGCGGATGACCATGATTTATATACACGGCAGGAATATGTGTTGATAGACCAACCGTTAACATACTGGTTGGTGCCATGTGGTAAGCCGACATCTCTGTCTGCTCCATAGTCAGACCATCTTAGTGCTCTGTTTACAGCCATAAGGCGAATAGCGTTTTCAAGTTGTTCTTTTTCTTTTTTGTTCATTGCCATTTATCATCTCCATAAAACAAAACTCGCCGTAGCGAGTTCAGATAAAAGAAATCCCCGCGAGCGAGAGGATTGTTATTCATTGCCGATATTCACCTTTATCGCGAATACCTTCACCAGTTTATCGCCGAAGTGGGGATGTGTGATTGTCTTGATTTCATATCCGTCGTACGGAACATCAATTCTGCGACTGGAATCGTCGCGCTTTGGATATCCCTTTGTGATAATCAGTCGGTCATACTCGCGGAACATAATTCGCTTATTCCAGTAGTCATTACACAAGCGATACTCTTCCGTTTTCTCCCCGCGAATCATGGCATCGAAGTATTCACCTTTGACGGCAAGTTGCAGGTTAGCCACGGTTCACCTCCTGCGGTGGCTCCGGTAGCGGCATCCAGTGGGTTACACCGATAATTTCCATACCCTCCCAATAGTCAAAGAACCCATCATCGTCGTATGTAGCAACGAACATCCCCTGACCCAGACATTTTCCGGTAAAAATTGCGATGGGTTTAGATTCATCATTATCCGGCATTCGCTCACTACAGCTTATCCAGCCATCCGGAATTACCGGAGAGTTGCCATTCACATCGAAATTTGGTTCAGCGTCCTGAACCAGAAGAATGTAGCCATTCTTTGCTGTGTCCAGTTCTGATACCTCGGTGACAGTACCGAAATAGCGATTCCCGGCATCAGCATCACAAGTGCTGACATCAATGGACACCTCCATGCCTTCGATTAATTCTGGCAACTCGTAAGTTTGGCTTACAGGTTGGTTTAGTTTTTCTAAGTCATGATGCAGGGCGGCGCGAACTGTACGCGCAATTCGTTCACGTAACTGTTGTGTGCCGTGATACTCAATAGCAATATCATGCAGCTCGTTTACAAGCTCCCGGATTTGATTCTCTTTCACGATTTACCTCCGTTGAGCATGGCATTGCGGCAGGCGTTATAGCCTTGCGCAAAGCTCTTTTGATAAAGATTCATGTCATCAGATGTCGCCATTTCATCAGGCACTACCGGCACTGGCTGGGCGTGACGATAGAGCGGGATATCCCCCACCTCCTGGTTTTGTTTACCCCAAATCAAAGAGGTTTCTCGACCCCTGGCAATATGATGAAGATTTCGTTCGTCGGTGAACACAACGGGGTCGGCACCTTTCTCCGCTTCGAGCGATGCCAGCGCGATACGCGCCAGTTCACGCAGGTTTTCGCTATACGGTGACGTGTTATCACGACTGATTACGTGGTTCGCTGTATCAATTAAAATCTGTTTTTGCTGTTCTCTGGTAATAGTGGTCATGGGTTAGCCCTCCCTGTACGGATTTAATTTGTTGTGCAGTTTATTAAATGGCCCCCATACGATGGAGCTATACCACTCGGCTATTTTTTCTGCCTGTACGCCTGCTAACCAGATGAAGAATATCGGTGATATTGGAACCATTAAAATAAGAAAGAGAAGGAAAAATAGAGCCTCTTTAAACCTACTTTGACGTGGATAACTCTTCCGGAATATTTTTGTCATTTCACTCCCCCTTAACCTTGATGTCATCGGCGTCTTGTGCACTAACTATTTCCGCCGCCTGACCGAAAGCGGATACCCACTTTCTCGATTCTTCCAGCGCCAAATCAGGGCGACCTTGCAACAGGCAGCCAACGATATAGCCGTGCGCACCTATGGCTTCTGTGATGAGCTGAATTCCCGTTGGCGTGGTTTGGCTTTGGTTGGCCTCCAGCGTCGCCAGTCGTTCTTCCACCACATCAACGGCGTCAGCGAAACCAAACATATTGCTCCATTCTGGACGCTCTCCTGTTGCGGCCTGGTACATATCGGCCAGTGCAGATTCAGCACTATCACGCTCATTGATAAGCTGCGTCTCGCTGTGTTCGAGTTCTGCTATGCGCTTACCTCCATCAGCAATAACGCCCTCGTAATACTCACGCTGTTCGGAGTTCCGCTTTTCTGCGGCTGCCAGTTGCTCTCGCGCCTGTCGCATATCATCACGCAGCACCAGCGCTACGGCCTCTATTGCGTCTTTTCCCCGCTGGAGTTGAATATTCTCATCCAGCAGCGCCAGCACGGTTTCTGGTCCGGTCAGAAATTTGAAGGCGTTGAGCGCATCAATATCCACACCGTAATCTTTAAGTTCCTGTTCACTTAACAAATCATCATCAACAGGCAACATTAACAGGCGTTCCATTGCTGGAGTTGCACGTTCTGCTGCCTCACGCAGTGCCTGATGGTCAATTTTGCTCACTGGTTGCCTCCTGCTTCTCAGCTTTCAGCACCATGCGAGAACCATCATCAAGCTCCCAGCCGATTTCACCACCTTCCGCCATGACAAGCTGCCACACTAGCTGCGCAGCCTCATTGGTAACATCACGACCACGATCATTACCGACGCGCAGGCGGCCACCTTCCACATCGCGCATTTTTGCGAGCATGATGGTTTTTGATAAAGGAGAGAATCCGAGTTGAAGTTTTGCTGTATTGCTCATAGCGAGGCTCCTTTGCGAAGTTGGGCGGCGAGTTCGAATTCGCCGTGGTTAGTGAATTCTCCAGCCAGTTTTTCCCGAAGTTTCATTACAGCCTCTTTAGCGCTATCAATATCCTTGTGATGTCCCGCGCTGTATTTCTTTCCGTTAAATTGGACGCTGGCAACGTAGCGTTTATCTCGCTTGTTCCAATACACACCCTTCACACCTGTAGTGTTGTTTTTCTGAGTAGGCTTGTTGAATTGGTTCTGCGATAGAGAACAAAGGCGCAGATTTCTTATGCTGTTGTCCGTCTTAATTCCGTTTATGTGATCGATAGGTTGTGAAGGCCACTCACCGTAATGCAGTAGCCATGCAAGTCTGTGAGCAAAGCACTTCTTACCGAACAGTGAGAATGCGTAATATCCCTGCCAAGTTTGAGAGCCAATGACAGAACCTGCCTGCCTTCCGCTGAAGTTAACTTTCGCTGTAAGAACGCCATTTTCAGGGTTGTAATCAATAAGGTCTCGAATATCACCGACAGACATAAGCAACTGCTTTTTGAGCCATTCAATCTCCTTCTTGAGTGACTCTACTGCTTCTTGTGTCACCTCAGCCAGAAAAGTGTCGGTGGCTGGGGTCTCAGTGAAATCGTCCACCCACGTATCGCCAACGTCCTCGCACTCGCGACGACAATATTCGTTGAATTCGACCTCTGATTTTTTCAGTGCCGCATTCTCCGAAGCCAGCGCCGAAAACTTCTCGTGTGCCAACTTAACAACTGCATCAGCCTGCTTAAGTGACTCCATTGCTTTATCGTTATCCGCAGCCAACGCCGCGTATTTATCCTCAAGCTCCGCATAATCACTATGACGCACCATGTCAGTACAGAATGATTCTCCTGTTATTGGTGGTGATAACTGGTCACTGACAATCGTGTATATTTTCACTTCTTTCATTTCTTCCCACTCCGCAACATTGCATTCAGATATTTGTTTTCATTAACAGAACCGAAACTATTTCGCTTAAGCATTTCTTCGCGTGGAATATCGTTGATGGGCTTGAAGCGGTGTCGAATAATCATTTCCGATGGAAGGATTCCGGGGTCGTAGGACAAACCTCTCATGATGAATTCCTCTTTGTTAATTTATTCGTATTCCAGATCTTTCTTCGTTGAGTTTTTTTATCTTGTATCGCATTGCCCTTACTGAATAAATTGAGCGGCAGGTGGCGATTGCTATTTCTTCTGCGGAGAATTTGTCGAAGAGAGATACTTCTGCGCGAGTCCAGCGCCTACCACGTAAGCGACTAACCATTTCAGCACCTATTCTGGTAGCCTTAGTCATTACCGCTTTTTCGGTTCGCTCCAGCTTTTCGGCGATAACTTCTACTGGCATAGTTGCCGCTACTTCGCGCAAGAAATCGACTTCCCATTTCTCCCATGGAGTATTTTTCATAGGCGATACCGTTATTTGATAAGAAGTGAAGTTTTTCCAACTTTGAGGTAAGCGCCGGGGATATTTATTCCAGCTTTTAGTTGGTGTTTAATTGCCAGTTTGTCGGCTTTAATTGTTGTTTCAAACTCAACGTATTCTGGAGGAAGGGCGCTGGAATCGATGATTTCTACAGTTTCTGTCGGTTTGCGGATTGTCACCTGGTGAATACCAGCTCGAATCTTTTTCTTGCCAACCATTTCAAGCGATGACGCTATATATGCCATAATGCTGTCAATCTTATTTTGAATTACTGCTGCTCGTTCATTCAGTGACTTTGCCTCTTCCTTGAGGCGCTCAGCATAGCCAGACTCATTTTTAATAATGGCAAGAAGTTGCTCTATTTTATCGGTAAATTCTCCTTCCATGCCTTCTATTGTGTCAGCAATCATCTCTGGTTCTAAATCTGAATCCATCAATTTTGCGTATTCATTAGCTATTTCATACAGTTTGCTCACTGGCAACCTCCAGTTTCGCTTTGCATTCTGCGTAAATTGCTTGTACGTTCTGCTGCAATTTCATTCCAGATGTCAGGCGATATGCTTCTGCAAAATATCGCTTCAAATCATCCATGTTTTCAGCCTGAGCCATTTCATTACAAAGAAGTTGTGCTTTATCCATTATTTCCTGCTGGCGTTTCCGTTCATCTTCGCGGATATCTTCCTCTGATTTGTGCGGCATAACCGGTTCCTGATGCATACCTTCATCTTCGTTAAGCAGGTGAATGGCATTATCCAGTCGCTGGGCTTTAGGCCAGTATTTGCTGGCGCGTTTAACTATTGTTTTGCGCGCCATCTCTTCCCAGAATGTCTTCCACGGTCCATTCTTTGCCTTGCTCGTTGCTTCCACAGCTTTAATTTCTGCCAGACTCATTTCTTCAGTCAGGTAGTCACCATCTGCTGTTTTAACCGTGCAATAACCACCAACAATAGAGCCTCGCTCACCAAATGCGTTGTATTTGTGGGTTGGTGCTGAATCAAGGCCGTTTGATTCATAGGTGTCGTTTGAGTACACCAGTTTGCATTGCCCCCACTTAATTGAGCCTGTCGACTGTGCAAGGTGAAGTAATCCCATGTAACTGATATCAAGGCAAACCATGCCATCACGTGGCACAAGGTAAGCAAGTTTGCTCGCCGGGTTTAATGTGATTCCTATGGCGGCAACATTGATGATGGCGTTCTGTGCGCTGGTTGGATTTGCCAGTGCCGTTTTAGCCAGGTAATCGTTTTTCTGGAAATACTGAATTGCAAACTGGCTTTCCTTAGCCCATGTTACCGTCTGTTCAGTCAATGCCCCGCAGAATAAGTGCTCCTGCTGTTTAACGAATTCAACGATATTGCTCATGCTGCTTCTCCATAAATGTGTCTGCGTTTGAATATTGCGAAGGCATATTCAGCCTTAACTCTATCGGTTATTGCATCCCAGAACCATTCAGCGGCTTTTTCCTGGTAGTTACAATCATCATCTTCCAGCCAGTCGATAGCGTCCTTAGTGTGCTCATCTGGTTTATATGAGCGAAGCATTTCGCTTATTGGGTCGCAACGTTTGCAAAGGCGATCAACTTCACTGTTAATTCGTTCATAATCATCATCGGTAAAACTTGCGATGATTTGCGATATTTCACGCTTATCATTCAGAGTCAGAATCATCATCGTTCTCCTGTTCTTTCTGCTGATTGAGCATGTCCTGCATTAATCGGATAAAAGCATCATCTGTCCATGCGTCAGCGATGCTCATTTCTTGCGGTACCATGGAAAGTTGATTGCTGATTTCATTTCCTCGGTAGCTTGTTTCCACATGTGTCCGTCACCAAGAAAACGAGCGATAACAGCCTTGCTTTGTGCTGCAATTAACTTCTGGTGATTGATTGTTATTTGGCTTTGCATAACGCCTCCAGTTGCTTACGGACAGAGCGAATAAGGCGACGAATACGTTTTGATAATTCGGATTCAGCGGGGTAAAAAGCGGACATGACGCCGCTTCCCGCAAAGCTGAGTTGCATCATGGGAAGTTCCTTATGTTTATTTATTGGCATAGCGAAAACGCCTCGATATGAAGCGCTGTGGATATGCGATAAAAAAGCCGCCCTGACTGCGAGCGGCAAATAACATCAAGGGATGATTTTTCGATTAACCAGAACGAGTCGTCGTCCTCGTTTGGTTACGAGCGATATTGCTCGCAATGCGGAATCACAGAATCCGCATTAAGTGCATCACTCACACTCTACAAACTCACCATCTTCATTCAGTTGATACCATATATCCGGCATAATACCGTTCTCGCCAACCTTACTGGCGCGGATATGAATTAACTCGCCATCTTCATCTCGATAGCAAAGCACAATAGCTCCGCCTTCAGATGCCCTGGCTTTTCCTTCTATTCCGAGTGATGCCGCTACGGATTGCGATCCAGACACTTCCGCTGCTGACTGGTAGCCAGTGTTGGTTGCTGCTGACTGGTAGCCAGTGTTGGTTGCTGCTGACTGGTAGCCAGTGTTGGTTGCTGCTGACTGGTAGCCAGTGTTGGTTGCTGCTGACTGGTAGCCAGTGTTGGTTGCTGCTGACCGGTTGCCAGTGTTGGTTGCTGCTGACTGGTAGCCAGTGTTGGTTGCTGCTGACTGGTAGCCAGTGTTGGTTGCTGCTGACTGGTAGCCAGTGTTGGTTGCTGCTGACCGGTTGCCAGTGTTGGTTGCTGCTGACTGGTAGCCAGTGTTGGTTGCTGCTGACTGGTAGCCAGTGTTGGTTGCTGCTGACTGGTAGCCAGTGTTGGTTGCTGCTGACTGGTAGCCAGTGTTGGTTGCTGCTGACCGGTTGCCAGTGTTGGTTGCTGCTGACCGGTTGCCAGTGTTGGTTGCTGCTGACTGGTAGCCAGTGTTGGTTGCTGCTGACTGGTAGCCAGTGTTGGTTGCTGCTGACTGGTAGCCAGTGTTGGTTGCTGCTGACCGGTTGCCAGTGTTGGTTGCTGCTGACTGGTAGCCAGTGTTGGTTGCTGCTGACCGGTTGCCAGTCATGATCTGCTGTTCCAGCGATTTATCTATCTTGCTCCAAATCCATTCAATACCACGCTGAATGAACTGTGGAAGCGTTAACTCAGACTTAATTGTGATACTGGCACTGGCTATTTTAGTGTCACCTTCTTCTTCACGGTCTATAACACCAAAAGATATTGTTTCCGCATAGCGACTTTCTGCAGGCGGATAATAACTGAAAACATCGAAAGGACATTCACAGGCGTGAAATCCAGAACCGCAAGCCTCTACTTTTCCATCGTGATGGAAGGTTTCACCGATTGCAAACTGAAAGTCACGGCACGTGAGGTCTTTGTTAAATCCCTTGAATGTCACAATTTCTTTGGTCATGTTGTTATTCCTTAAATTTTGGCAATAAAAAAGGCCGCATTGCGACCTGATTAGATATTTGAAGTGAGATAAAAGAAGACCAACTATGTAGCCTTTAGTTTTTCCAGCTCTCTGGCAATCATTGCCGTGGTTCTGATTGCCCATTTATCGACAATCTTTCCATCTTCCCTAACAAGAGCCATTTCCTCAGGCTTCACCATGCATTCAGAATCAAGCTTGCAGCCTTTGCATTTCACAAAGCGGCTACACCATTGGTTGGTATCAATAGTCGTAGCCATATGCATATTCCTGGTATTGGTTCATCACGTCCTGTGGATGCTCATCGAATTCTTCAAATTCTTCTTCCATATCTCACCTCAAATAAGCGGCTTACTGCTCAGCTTCATGCGCTGAACGGCATGGATTTTATTCCCGAGCGGGTTAACGTCCCGGTAGTAAATGCGGTTCTTCTTAACCGCTGTTACTTCAACTTTCTTCTGACGCGTTCCGGCAAGCGAAATGGCTTTGGTAACGCGGTCAATTCTTTTGGCTTTAACTTCCTGAGAAGCATCAGGAGCATCGCAGCCAAAAATTGAATCGATGATATTGCAGATGGTGTCGCGCTCTATGGCTAGCTTTCTGCGCCGCGCATGACGGCGAGTTTTGGCATTTCCTGCAAATGTTGATTTTCCGTACACGATTACCGTCATGATATTTTCCTCATGTGAAATGGCTTTGGTGGTGATGCGCCAGGTGCTGATCTTCTGGTTGCTGTCGTTGCAGCTGCAATTCACATCACCGCCAAACCCATCTCGTTTGGTATCTGTTTGCGCTTTGTCAGCGCCCCATCGAAGTTAAAGAGCCTGCCAATCTGTTCCGTTTGGCTTCCAGCTTCCTGCTGATGGCTAAATAGTACGATGTGTACTTTATTGAGTCAATACAAAATGTTCTAAATGTGGTTGGTTTTTTATAACACTTTGTATTTTATTGATTTATATTTTGGAAAAAGAAAACCCGACGCTAAGGTCGGGTTATTGTTGTGTGTTTTAGAGTGGTGAGGCTGTTAACTAAATGTCTCTTCAGGCCACTGGCTGGCGATAACTTTCCCTACTACGGAACAGCTATCATTGCATGGGATCATTGGATATTGCGGGTTTAGTGGTTGTAGGAACACCTGACCGCTATCCCTGATCAGTTTCTTGAAGGTAAACTCGTCACCGCCAAGTCTGGCTATGCAGAAATCTCCTGGCTCAACAGCCTGCTCAGGGTCAACGAGAATTAACATTCCGTCAGGAAAGCTTGGCTTGGATCCTGTTGGTGCGGTCATGGAATTACCTTCAACTTCAAGCCAAAACGCACAATCACTGGCTTTTTTGGTTGTGCTGACCCATCTCTCCGCATCACCTTTGGTAAAGGTTCTAAGCTCAGGCGAGAACATCCCGGCCTGAACATGAGAAAAAACAGGGTACTCATATTGTTTTTTAACGGGGGCAGATGAGTATTCGCCAGCAGGTGAAAATGTACCGTCGTGGTTGAATGAGACGTTATCAATACCAAGGTATTTAAACACCACACCAATCTCGTCAAGAGATGGATGACGAGATCCGCGCAACCAGTGACCAATTCCACCCTGCGTCATACCAAGCTCTTCAGCTAACTTCTCTTGAGTTATGCCGAGCTCTTTCATTCTGGATCTAGCCAGTTCATACCATTTCATTTTCATATCCTTATTATTACGCTATGTACTAAAACCATCCATGCACAAGATGTATTTTTTGTTTGCATTCCAAAAGTACATATCGTATTATTGTTTCATGGTTACTATGGAGGGCATATGAGCAACCTACGAAAATATCGAGAGTCACTGAATATCTCTCAAACAACACTTGCTAAGGCGGTTGGATGCACACAGGGAGCTATCGGACATTGGGAATCTGGTCGTCGCTTCCCAGACCTTAAAACATGCCGTGCTCTTGTTGCGTGCCTAAACAAGTTAGGCGCAAAAGTCAGTCTTGATGACGTGTTCCCGCCGGAACACAAAGCCGCTTAATAAGCGGATCCGCTCTTTATCAATCTGCACCGCCGACAACGCGGTAACTAATTAATCGCTCATCTAAAGATGAGTATTAGTGATTATTTACCTATGGAAATAGTAAGAAATGGAACAAACAAGTTACAGCAAACTATCACAGCGCGATGTTGATCGCGCAGAAACCGATTTACTCATCAACCTGTCAACACTTACCCAGCGCGGTCTGGCAAAGATGATTGGCTGTCATGAATCGAAGATAAGCAGAACGGACTGGAGATTTATTGCTTCGGTCTTGTGTGCTTTCGGAATGGCATCAGACATCAGTCCGATTAGCAGGGCTTTTAAGTATGCGCTTGATGAAATCACAAAGAAAAAATCCCCGGCCGCCACCGAGGATTTTAAGCAAATTGATATGCAATTCTGAGGGAATTACTGGATCAATCCACAGGAGTCATTATGACAAAACGTCGTAAGAAATACCAGGAAAAAGAAGAGATTCGACACCCTGATTCACCTGAGGGATTAGTGGTAGCCGCAGCAAATAACAGGGCGTTCGCAGAGCGCCTTGTTGGTGTTTACAGACTAGCCAAAGCAGGAGTGAAACATGGGCGTCGTTAAGTTAGCTGATTACAGGCCTCAACTGGAGGTCGTGGAGCATCGCGTGGCAGATACCGAAGATGGTTTCATGCGCGTTGCTAACGAGATTACCGACAGTCTGCTGATGGCTGATTTAACCGTCCGGCAGTTGAAGGTGATGCTCGCTATCATGCGCAAGACATACGGATTCAATAAGCCGATGGATCGACTCACAAACACGCAGATAGCAGCCATGACAGGTATTCATCACACTCATGTTTGCGCTGCCAAGCGCCAGCTTATTGAGCGTAAATTCCTCATTGCTGATGGCGTGAAAATCGGAGTGAACAAGGTGGTTTCTCAGTGGATTAGCCAGGACAGCTTAACATTAGCTAAAACAGCTAATAAAACATTAGCCGAGTCGGCTAATGGGTATAAGCCAAGTCAGCTAAACACAAAAGACAATATACAAAAGACAATAAATACAAATACCCCCTTACCCCCTAACGGGGGCGGCGATGGGCAGGTTAAACCTGAACGTCGCAAGGCAGAACGAATCGACTACGAATCCTTCCTGAACGCCTACAACACCGAAGTCGGTGACAGACTGCCACACGCTGTTGCGGTCAACGAGAAACGCAAACGCCGCCTGAAGAAAATCATCCCGCAACTGAAAACGCCAAACGTGGACGGTTTCAGAGCGTATGTCAGGGCGTTTGTGCATCAGGCCAAGCCGTTTTACTTCGGAGACAACGACACGGGCTGGACGGCAGATTTTGATTACCTGCTGAGGGAAGATTCGTTAACGGGAGTACGGGAAGGGAAGTTTGCAGACAGGGGGATTGCATGAGACAGGATATCGAAGCGAGCGTTATCGGTGGCCTGCTGATTGGTGGATTAACACCAACCGCCAGCGACGTTCTGGCAACGCTGGAGCCGGAAGCGTTTTCAATTCCGCTCTACCGGAAAGCCTTCGAGGTTATCCGCAAGCAGGCGAGAAACAGAAACCTAATCGACGCGCTGATGGTTGCCGAGGCATGCGGAGAGGAGCATTTCACGTCAATCCTGATGACCAGCAAAAACTGCCCGAGTGCCGCAAACCTGAAGGGATATGCCGGAATGGTCGCGGATAATTATCACCGCCGTCTGGTGCTGGAAATCATGGATGAAATGCGTGAACCAATTCAGAGCGGAACCATCGACGCATCGAGTCAGGCGATGGATGAACTTGTAAAACGTCTCTCAGCCATCAGAAAGCCCCGTGACGAGGTAAAACCTGTACGGTTAGGGGAAATCATTACTGACTACACTGACACGCTTGACAGACGTCTGAGGAACGGAGAAGAGTCAGATACCCTGAAGACCGGAATCGAAGAACTTGATGCCATCACCGGAGGGATGAACGCGGAAGACCTGGTGATAATCGCTGCTCGTCCTGGTATGGGGAAAACCGAACTGGCGCTGAAGATTGCCGAAGGCGTTGCAAGCCGCGTTATTCCTGGTTCTGACGTCCGGCGCGGAGTGTTGATTTTCTCGATGGAAATGAGCGCATTGCAGATCGCAGAGCGAAGCATTGCCAACGCCGGGAGGATGTCGGTTAACGTACTGCGAAATCCTGCATCGATGGATGACGAAGGCTGGGCGCGTGTTGCTAACGGCATGAGTCAGCTTGCAGATTTGGATGTATGGGTAGTCGATGCCTCGCGGTTATCGGTCGAAGAAATACGCTCAATCGCAGAACGGCATAAACAGGAAAATCCAAACCTGTCACTCATCATGGCGGATTATCTTGGCCTGATTGAGAAGCCGAAAGCAGACCGCAACGACCTCGCAATTGCTCACATCTCCGGAAGCCTGAAGGCGATGGCGAAAGACCTGAAAACGCCTGTTATCTCCCTGAGTCAGCTTTCGCGCGATGTTGAGAAGCGACCAAACAAACGCCCGACAAACGCAGATTTGCGTGATTCAGGAAGCATTGAACAGGACGCAGACTCAATCATCATGCTCTATCGGGAAGCGGTATATGACGAGAACAGTAGCGCCGCGCCATTTGCTGAAATCATCGTGACGAAAAACCGTTTTGGCTCACTTGGTACGGTTTACCAGCGGTTCTGCAACGGACACTTTGTTGCATGTGACCAGGATGAAGCCAGACAGATTTGCACAGCATCAAATGCACCTGCTGCGCGTGGCAGACGATATGCACAAGGGGCGGACGTATGACCATCTACATCACTGAGCTAATAACAGGGGCTATTTACACAGTAGCCCTTTTTTATTGGATTAAGAGCGAGGGGTAAGTACCGATGGTAAATGCATTTATTTGTAGTTTATTTCTTGTCGCGATTTTTCATGGATTCCTTCTGATGATGAGTTTTGTTCTCTGGAATAATGGATATCGCATATTGGGAGTAGGTTTTGTTTTACGGTTTTCAGTTGTCTGCGCGTTGCTACCGATAATTATGGCGACTATCAAATATTATTGGTAAACCAAAAAATCATCGATGGAGAGTGATATGGACGAATCAAGAAAGCAGTTTGAGTACGAAGCGGGTAAGTCATTAAACCTGCCAACATCCATGATTGAGTTAGCCAGAAAAGGTGATGGCTACGACCACGCATTTGACAGCATGCATATTATGCAGCCGCTTAATGGATGGTGGGTATGGTGGAAGAAGAGTCGCGACGCTATTGAAATTGAGCTGCAAAAGCCAAAGAAAGGCTCACTTCCCGGTGATTATCACATTGGCTATGACTCAGGTACAGAATCACAATACGAAAGAGATGTAGAGGCCATCCGCGCTGCTGGAGTCAAAGTGAAGGAGTGAGTATGAGCGCATACGAAGAAATCATGTTAGCCCTGCGATTCTTTTTCGATGTTGAAGAAGATGAAAACGTAAATGAGATTATCGGGCAAGACCATGACCCGATAGGGACTATTGCAGCTGCACTTGACGATTACAGGAGCGTAAATGGTGAGGAAACTAACGTTTGAACTAAGAAGCCCCATCCATCAGCAGAACGCCATTCAAGCTATCCAGCAAATCCTTCCAGACCCAACCAAACCAATCGTAGTAACCATTCAGGAACGCAACCGCAGCTTAGACCAAAACAGAAAGCTATGGGCCTGCTTAGGTGACGTCTCGCGTCAGGTTGAATGGCATGGTCGCTGGCTGGATGCAGAAAGCTGGAAGTGTGTGTTTACCGCAGCATTAAAGCAGCAGGACGTTGTTCCTAACCTTGCCGGGAATGGCTTTGTGGTAATAGGCCAGTCAACCAGCAGGATGCGTGTAAGCGAATTTGCGGAGCTATTAGAGCTTATACAGGCATTCGGTACAGAGCGTGGCGTTAAGTGGTCAGACGAAGCGCGACTGGCTCTGGAGTGGAAAGCGAGATGGGGAGATAAAGCTGCATGAACAAATACCGACTTATTTACGCAGATCCGCCTTGGCAATATCGCGACAAAGCCAACGATGGCAACCGCGGTGCTGGACATAAATACGATGTTATGAATGTTCAGGACATTTGCCGACTGCCAGTATGGGATTTAGCGGATCCAGAATCTTGCTTGTTAGCGATGTGGTGGGTGCCGACACAGCCAGCCGAAGCGCTAAAGGTAGTTGAGGCGTGGGGATTCAGGTTGATGACTATGAAAGGCTTTACCTGGCACAAAACCAATAAGCACAAAGGCAACAGTTCGATCGGAATGGGGTATATGACCAGGGCAAATAGCGAGGATTGCTTGTTTGCTGTTCGAGGGAGGTTGCCTGAGAGAATGGACGCTTCCATATGCCAGCACTTTACCGCACCGAGAATGGAGCACAGTGCAAAACCACCGATCGTAAGAGACATGTTAGATAAGTTGCTTGGAGACGTGCCGCGCTGTGAGTTATTTAGCCGCGACAAAGTGACTGGGTGGGATATGTGGGGCAATCAGTGCGACTCCGATTTTGAACTGGCTCCCGGCATGGCGATTAAACCATGCAAAATGGTGATCGCATGAAGCACTGTTATCGATGTGGAGAGCGAAAGGAAGACGATCGCTTTCGACCCGGGCAACCTTACTGGAATCGATGGTGTCTCCGGTGTGAAAGAACACCAACAGGGGTGTTACCACTACCACAGGAAAAGGAGGATGTGTGGCGAGACAGCGACGAAGTATCACCGACATAATCTGCGAAAACTGCAAATACCTTCCAACGAAACGCTCCAGAAATAAACGCAAGCCAATCCCAAAAGAATCTGACGTAAAAACCTTCAACTACACGTCTCACCTGTGGGATATCCGGTGGCTAAGACATCGTGCGAGGAAATGACAATGGATTATTCACAGTTAAGTGATTTTGAAATTAACTTAAAAGTCGCGCATATCGTGCTAGGGAAAAACAATTACGACTGGGATCCAGAAAAGAAAGAAGTTTACTTGGCTGGAATTGATGGTGGTGAGTTTTTGCCTTGCGGATATTTCGACCCATGTAATATGGCCGCTGACGCATATCCGATCATCACTGAAAACAAAATTAGCACCATGTGGATGACAGCGGAAAAAGAATGGTGCGCATGGTCAGGAGGTGATTTAGAGGAAGGTTGTTGGGAATGGGAAAATATTCCTGACTACTGCTTCTGCGGTGAATCACCTCTCCGCGCCGCCATGATTGTCTTTCTCATGATGCAGGACGCCAATAATGCTTAGTCCATCCCAATCCCTTCAATACCAGAAAGAAAGCGTCGAGCGGGCTTTAACGTGCGCTAACTGCGGTCAGAAGCTGCATGTGCTGGAAGTTCACGTGTGCTCCGATTGCTGCGCAGAACTGATGAGCGATCCGAATAACTCAATGTACGAGGAAGAAGACGATGGCTAAACCAGCGCGAAGACGATGCAAAAACGAAGAATGTCGGAAATGGTTTCACCCTGCATTCGCTAATCAGTGGTGGTGCTCTCCAGAGTGTGGAACCAAGATAGCACTCGAACGACGAAGCAAAGAGCGCGAAAAAGCAGAAAAAGCAGCAGAGAAGAAACGACGACGAGAGGAGCAAAAACAGAAAGATAAACTGAAGATTCGAAAACTCGCCTTAAAGCCCCGCAGTTACTGGATTAAACAAGCCCAACAAGCCGTAAACACCTTCATCAGAGAAAGAGACCGCGACTTACCATGTATCTCGTGCGGAACGCTCACGTCTGCTCAGTGGGATGCCGGGCATTACCGGACAACTGCTGCTGCACCTCAACTCCGATTTGATGAACGCAATATTCACAAGCAATGCGTGGTGTGCAACCAGCATAAAAGCGGAAATCTCGTTCCGTATCGCGTCGAGCTTATTAACCGTATCGGTCAGGCCGCGGTAGACGAAATCGAATCAAACCATAACCGCCATCGCTGGACTATCGAAGAATGCAAAGCGATTAAGGCGGAGTATCAGCAGAAGCTTAAATACCTGCGTGACAGCAGAAGTGAGGCAGCATGAGCAAAATCCAATACCCAATGACCACTGCGGCAATTTTCGATGATGTTGTCTATCCGCTGCATTTCGACAATGCCGGCAAGGTCAGGCAAGAAATGGAAGGCGCTGTTAACTGGTTCTGCAGGTGGCGCAACGAAGAGAAATCCGCTGTGAAAGCGAGATTGTTGGTCAGTTGCTGGGGTCAATATCTGAGTCATGAGCAGGTTATCCGGGAGGCCGCATGACACACACTATCAAAACCATTCCAGACATGCTCATAGAGACATATGGAAACCAGACAGAAGTAGCACGGCGCTTATCGTGCCACCGCAACACAGTCAGGCGTTATCTGTACGACAAAGAAGCCAGGCATCACGCCATCGTTAACGGCGTTTTAATGATTCATCAGGGCGGGAGAGGTATCTATGACCGTAACCAGCATTAACCAGGCGAAACAGCAGCGTGAACGTGACGAAGCTGAATTGCGCAGCGTCAGAGAGATGACGGAGCAACACCAGAAGGCGATGGATTATCTGCATGAGCGAGAGCGTGAACTGGTGAACCGGATTGGATTGAACAAGCCATCGGGAGGCGATGCTGCATGAATTTGGAAAATGTAGTGAAGTTTCACTTCGCAAAATCTTCTCAGATAAACGATATCCCTCGCGCAACAGCTTCAGAAACGTTAACTGGCACTGATGTTATGGCAGCTATGGGTATGACTCAAAGTCGCGCATCGTTGGGTTACAGCGCGTTTCTTGGGAAGATGGAAATCAGCAGCAATGACCGTGAGAAAGCTATTGAACTGCTGACTGCCTATGCTCTTAAGAACTGCGATAATGTTCCTGCCTTACGCAAGCTAGAAAATGATATTAAGCCAAAGGTAATGCAAGTGCTCGCAACATTCGCATTTGCTGACTATTCACGAAGCGCTGCCAGTACCAGAACCTGTGATTGCTGCGGCGGGAAGAAGTTTATCGATGCCGAGGTAATGACGATGAAAAGCATCGGGCAGCCGTACCTTTCAGAGCGCAAGGAGACGGTGAAAGTTTTGTGCAATAAGTGCAAAGGGAAGGGGGTTCTGACCAACGCATGCCAGTGCAATGGCAAAGGTGTTGTTATCGATAAAGAGAAAACTATTCTACAAGGAGGCGTCCCTGCATACAAAACATGCAGACGTTGTAATGGGCGAGGATATGCTCGGTTACTGCCTGATAGCGTTCGAAAGTACATCTGCGCAACAGTGATTGATATTCCTGAAACCACATGGCGCAGGTCATATAAGGATTTCTTCGAAAGTCTGGTAGGTGAGTGTATTAAGCAGGAGGAATATGCAAATCAGATGTTGAGCAAAGTCACGCAGTGATAAATATTTTCTACTGAAAAGGAGTTCTGTAGAAAATGCTCTTTACAAAGTGGCGATTTTTGTTTAATATTGTTTATAACAGTAGAAATCCGTCCTTTGTTAAGGTGGATTTGAAAGAAGGCCCTGCAGCGATGCGGGGCTTTTTGCGTTTTAAGCACGACCTTTCTGAAAGCGTCCTATCACCAATCACCAGAACACATCCAGATACACTTGCTCATTCGTGGCGACGGGGTAGGGCGTTTTACACAAAAGAAAACCCAGCACTATGGCTGGGATTCGTGAAAATGGGCGGCAAGAGACTGTTGACGCAGCCTCCTGCCTGATTTGCTCATGCCATTAGTCACGAACAAACCACGTTACTAATCACTGTATCCTGGATTTGTTCTTTCCAATATCAACCAATTCATAACATTGAACAAACCCTCACGGTCGTGAGGTAAGACATGAAAAAGATGCCAGAAAAACATGATCTGTTAACCGCCATGATGGCGGCAAAGGAACAGGGCATCGGGGCAATCCTTGCGTTTGCAATGGCGTACCTTCGCGGTCGGTATAATGGCGGTGCGTTTAAGAAAACACTAATAGACGCAACGATGTGCGCCATTATCGCCTGGTTCATTCGTGACCTTTTAGTCTTCGCCGGACTGAGTAGCAATCTTGCTTACATAGCGAGTGTGTTTATCGGCTACATCGGCACAGACTCGATTGGTTCGCTAATCAAACGCTTCGCTGCTAAAAAAGCCGGAGTCGATGATGCAAATCAGCAGTAACGGAATCACCAGATTAAAACGTGAAGAAGGCGAGAGACTAAAAGCCTATCCAGATAGCAGGGGGATACCAACTATTGGGGTTGGGCACACCGGAAAAGTGGATGGTAATCCTGTCGTATCAGGGATGATAATCACAGCCGAAAAATCGTCTGAACTGCTTAAAGAGGATTTGCAGTGGGTTGAAGATGCGATAAGTAGTCTTGTTCGCGTCCCGCTGAATCAGAACCAATATGATGCACTATGTAGCCTGATATTCAATATAGGAAAATCAGCATTTGCCGGCTCTACCGTTCTGCGCCAGTTGAATTTAAAGAATTACCAGGCAGCAGCAGATGCTTTCCTGTTATGGAGAAAAGCTGGTAAAGACCCTGATATTCTCCTTCCTCGGAGGCGGCGAGAAAGAGCGCTGTTCTTATCATGAGTCGTATTAAGGCAATTATTGCGTCTGTCATTATCTGCATCATCGTCTGTCTTTCGTGGGCTGTTAATCACTACCGCAATAACGCAATCGCCTACAAAGACCAGCGCGATAAAGCCACATCCATCATCGCTGATATGAAGAAGCGTCAACGTGATGTAGCAGAACTCGACGCCAGATACACAAAGGAGCTTGCTGATGCTAACGCGACTATCGAAAGTCTCCGTGCTGATGTTTCTGCTGGTCGTAAGCGCCTGCAAGTCTCCGCCACCTGTCCAAAGTCAACGACCGGAACCAGCGGCATGGGCGATGGAGAAAGCCCAAGACTTACAGCAGATGCTGAACTCAATTATTACCGTCTCCGAAGTGGAATCGACAGGATAACCGCGCAGGTTAACTACCTGCAGGAATACATCAGGACGCAATGCCTGAAATAATTTCCATCACATAGAAATTTGACAAGTGACTTTCATGAAAATGCCTCGTAATGCGGGGCTTTTTTGTATCCGCAGTAAATGCGCTTCACACGCGCGACTTCTGAACACAGAACCTTTCAGGATGACCCTTGAGGATGCCGGTTTGGTGATCGGTGCCTTTCTGTGGGCCGGAATCCTGTGTGACAAGGTTCATCACTTAAAGGTAACTACCGATGCAATTAGTTGAAATCAAGAAGCTCGACTTGGTCACTAACTCCGCTGTAATCGCTACTGGCGTCAAAAAGGATCACAAGCCTGTGATTCAGCTCATCAGGAAGTACAAAAGCGACCTCGAAGAGTTCGGAAGGGTGGAATTTGAAATGCGACCCTTTCAAACGGATGGGGGCATGCAGAAGCAGGAAATAGCACTGTTAAACGAACAGCAAACCACGCTGTTGATCACATACATGCGAAACAATGAAGTTGTGCGTGAATTCAAAAAGCGCCTGGTAGCTGAATTCTTCACTATGCGTAGCGCGCTGGCGAAAAAGAAAATGGATCGCAACTCTGCACGCCTGGAGTACAAACCCATGACCGACGCCATCAAACATGAGCGAGAGGCTCAGGGTAAGCAGATCTCCCCGCATCACTTCAGCAACGAAGCTGACCTGATTAACCGACTGGCGCTGGGCATGACGGCGGCCAAGTTCCGCGTGCATCACGAAATCGGGAAGAAAGAGCCGATCCGCGATTACCTGACGCCGGAACAAATTCACTGCATCACCGAGCTACAGCGCGCCAACACGGTATTCATCAGCATGGGGTGGGACTTCGAACAACGCAAAGAAGTGCTGCGCGGCATGTTCGAGCGTAATCATCGTCAGCCGCTTATCGAAGAACAGCACCGCCTGGCGGCCTAAGCTACGGAAATAGCTTCGAGAGCCACTTTCACAACGGCTCTTCATTACAAAGCCTATCTACGGGTGGGCTTGATAATGAAACCGGAATTAATTTCTGATCACCAATTAGCAGCAGTACCGCGAAACAACCCAAGCCAGAAAGTGGGGAAATAACACTGGCAGCCACTGAAAGATGAACCTCCTGCCTTATGGCAAAAAAGATTCTTTGTGGTGGCGGACTGATGGAAAGACATCGGTTATTGCAGAGACTATTTCATTAGTGGTCTCGACAATGGCTTATACCCTACACGGGATAACTTAACTGATATCCCTTTTAACGGATAAACGGAGCCAACAATGGCAGAGATTATTTCCATGACTGAAGAACAGAAATTCCAGTTAGAGATTTACAAACTGGTCATGAACCAGAACGCAGCCGCAGAGGAAGCATTTCAATTCATTGGCACTGACGAGCTGAAGCTTGAACTATTCAAAATTCACTTCCAGTCAGGCGGCGCTAATTCGGATATCACGATCCGCACATTCGAAGCAGTGCGTAAATCTAAGGAAGCGTTAGACCTGTTCACCACCGGAGCATGATGTGGGTTACGTAATCAATTTGGGTAAGGAGAAGAAATTCCCAATTACTCAAGAGCTATACGAGCGGCTGGAAAGCGCCATTCATGATTACGATGGTGAAATCAGTTTATGCGAGGCGATTGGCACACTCGAATTGCTGAAGCAGTCATTGATTGAAGGCGCGAAAGAGCCATCAACCTGAAATAACAACTAAGTGAGATGAATATGGCGACTGAACCAAAAGCTGGTCGCCCCTCTGATTATATGCCGGAGGTGGCTGACGATATCTGCTCGTTGCTTTCTTCTGGCGAAAGTTTGCTGAAAGTATGTAAGCGTCCTGGTATGCCGGATAAGTCCACTGTTTTCCGCTGGTTGGCAAAGCATGAGGATTTTCGCGACAAGTACGCGAAGGCAACTGAGGCACGAGCTGATTCTATTTTCGAAGAGATATTCGAAATTGCTGACACTGCGATTCCAGATGCTGCTGAGGTGGCAAAGGCAAGACTTCGCGTTGATACCCGCAAATGGGCGCTGGCCCGAATGAATCCCCGTAAGTATGGCGACAAGGTAACTAACGAGCTTGTCGGCAAAGACGGCGGCGCAATCCAGATTGAAACATCACCGATGAGCACTCTATTCGGAAAATGACCTCGATTAATCCTATCTTTGAACCGTTCATTGAGGCGCATCGCTACAAAGTCGCCAAAGGCGGTCGAGGTAGCGGTAAGTCATGGGCAATTGCGAGACTGCTTGTTGAAGCGGCGCGTCGGCAGCCGGTGCGTATTCTCTGCGCTCGCGAACTGCAAAACAGTATCAGCGATTCGGTAATCCGGTTGCTTGAAGATACCATCGAGCGTGAAGGGTATTCGGCTGAGTTTGAAATTCAGCGTTCCATGATTCGTCATCTCGGAACGAATGCTGAATTCATGTTCTACGGCATCAAAAACAACCCGACGAAGATTAAATCGCTCGAAGGTATTGATATCTGCTGGGTGGAGGAAGCGGAAGCGGTAACGAAGGAATCATGGGATATTCTGATACCAACCATCCGCAAGACGTTTTCCGAAATATGGGTGAGCTTCAACCCTAAGAACATCCTCGACGATACCTATCAGCGATTCGTTGTAAATCCTCCCGATGATATTTGCCTGCTGACGGTGAACTACACCGACAACCCGCACTTTCCTGAAGTTCTCCGTCTGGAGATGGAAGAGTGTAAACGCAGAAACCCGACACTGTATCGTCACATCTGGCTTGGTGAGCCAGTGAGCGCAAGTGATATGGCAATCATCAAACGTGAATGGCTTGAAGCTGCTACCGATGCGCACAAGAAACTCGGATGGAAAGCGAAAGGCGCGGTTGTTTCTGCTCATGACCCATCAGATACAGGGCCAGATGCTAAAGGTTACGCATCGCGTCACGGTTCGGTGGTTAAGCGCATTGCCGAAGGCCTGCTGATGGACATCAACGAGGGGGCTGACTGGGCTACTTCTCTTGCGATTGAAGACGGCGCTGACCACTACTTGTGGGATGGTGATGGCGTCGGTGCGGGGCTACGCAGACAGACAACGGAAGTGTTCTCCGGCAAGAAAATCACCGCCACGATGTTCAAGGGCAGCGAATCGCCATTCGATGAAGATGCACTGTATCAGGCCGGAGCATGGGCCGATGAAGTCGTACAGGGCGACAACGTTCGCACTATTGGCGATGTGTTCCGCAATAAGCGAGCACAATTCTATTACGCGCTGGCTGACAGGCTGTATCTGACATATCGGGCGGTTGTTCACGGTGAGTATGCAGACCCAGACGACATGCTGAGTTTCGACAAAGAAGCGATAGGCGAGAAGATGCTGGAGAAGTTGTTTGCAGAACTGACGCAGATTCAGCGCAAATTCAATAACAACGGGAAGCTGGAGCTAATGACTAAGGTCGAAATGAAGCAGAAGCTCGGTATTCCATCTCCTAACCTGGCTGATGCGTTGATGATGTGTATGCATTGTCCGGAGTCGGCTGCGCAACCCGACTATTCCAGTTACTCAATTCCTTGTGGTGTAGGTTGATATGGCAGAAAAAAAGATGACTGACTGGCATCGCAAGGTGCTGTGCAACTTTGATAATGCCTGGTCAGCAACGCAGGATATGCGTGAGCAGATTATTGAGGCTCAACGTTTCGTCCGGGTGTCCGGCGCACAGTGGGAAGGCAGCACAAACGCTGGTTATTCATTTGATGAAGGCAGGTTTGAGCATTACCCGCGCTTTGAACTGAATAAGATTGCCCGTGAATGTGATCGCATCATTGGCGAGTATCGACAGAATCGCATCAGCGTTAAATTCAGGCCGAAGGATGACAAGGCATCGGAAGCGTTGGCCGAAAAGATGAACGGCAAATTCCGCGCTGACTATCAGGAAACATCCGGTGGTGAAGCGTGTGATAACGCATTTGATGATGCTGTAACGGGCGGATTCGGTTGTTTCCGCATGTGTGCCGATTACGAAGATGAAATGGATCCGAGTAACGAGCAGCGACGCATCAGCCTTCTTCCTGTTTACGACCCAGCGACATGCGTCTTCTTCGATCAGGACAGCAAGCAATATGACCGCTCTGATGCTATGTGGGCTATGGAAATGTTTTCCATGACGCCTAAAGCGTTCGAAGCTGAATACCCTGATTCCATCGCTGCAAGTCTTTCTCGTGATGACACTGGCACTCAATATGACTGGTCAACTCCTGATGCTATCTATGTTGGTCGCTACTATGAAGTCCGCATAGAGAAGGTGAAGCTCACGGCGTGGCGCAACCCTGTCAGCGGAGAAACGGCAATCTATGATGAAGAGCAAATCAAAGATATTGTCGACGAACTGACCGATGGTGCATTCGAACTGATTGGCGAGCGAACGGTGAAGAAGCGCCGCGTTTATTGCGGTCTTCTGTCTGGCGCTGAATGGCTGGAAGAACCGAAGCGTATTCCGGGTGAACATATTCCTCTCATCCCGGTATATGGGCGTCGCTCATTTGTTGATAATCAGGAGCGAATCGAAGGCCACGCAGCAAAAGCGATGGATGCACAGCGTCTTGAGAACCTGATGGTTTCCATGATTGCAGATAACGCCACTCAGGCTGGCGGTGATGGCATTCCTATCGTGGATGTTGATTTCATTCCCGGCCCATTAATGAATCACTGGGCAGAGAGGAATAAGAAAAGACCTGCAGTTCTTCCTATGACCAGTAAGAAGGACAAAAACGGAACAGTCATTTCAGAAGCTCAGGTTGCTGGCTGGACACCTCCGACACAAATGCCGCCAGCTCTTGCCGGGCTATTGCAGTACACCGGAACGGCTATTCAGCAAATTACAGGTGCGTCGCAGCTTGAGAACATGCCGAGCAACGTCGCCACCGATACCGTTGATAGCATTTTTAACCGGATGGATACGCAGTCCTATATCTACATGGACAACATGGCTAAATCCATGCGCCGCGCTGGCGTCGTGTGGCTTTCTATGGCGCGTGAGGTCTATGGCAGTGATACTCCGATGCGTATCGTTAATGAGGACGGCAGCGATGACGTGGCGCTGATGACTGGTGAAGTGGTTGACCGTCAGACAGGGCAGGTTATCGCGCTTAATGACCTTTCGCAGGGCAACTATGAAGTGACTGTCGATGTCGGTCAGTCGTTCGCTACTCGCCGTGATGCAACGGTTAAGTCGTTACTTTCCATGCTGGCACTTATCCCACCAGGAACGCCGAAGCACGACCTTGTATCGTCGATGATTCTCGACAATATGGACGGCGAAGGGATGGACGACCTTAAAGAATACAACCGCAATCAGTTGCTTCTGTCTGGAGTTATCAAGCCGAGAACGCCAGAAGAGCAGCAAATGGTTGAGCAGGCGAAACAACAACAGGCGAGTCAGCCAGATCCGGCTATGGTTGCTGCGCAAGGTCAGCTTCTTGCTGGTCAGGCTGAATTGCAGAAAGCGCAGAACGAACAAGCAGCCATTCAGGTTAAGGCATTCCAGGCACAGACGGATGCTCAGGTTGCTGCGGCAAATGTTGTGAAAATCCTCGCATCTGCCGATAGCCAGCAAAAATCTGATATCCGTGAGGCGCTGAAACTGCTCGGACAGTTCCAGCAACAGCAAGGAGATAATGCCCGTGCTGATGCAGAGCTTGTCCTGAAAAGTCAGGCACAGGGCCATGCGCAGCGCATGGACATCGGCAGCATCCTGCAAAAATCAACTCAGCAACAACCACAGCAGTAATTAACCCATAACGTGCAATGGCTGTCTTTATGAGGCCTGGCACCCTATTGCCTTCCGATGGGCTGAACATCGAGTAAACAGGGGTAACAAATGGACCAGATGGCAGAAAACACACCAGAAGTTGAAATCGAAACCGATACATCAGAGCAGATTCCTGATGATGTCGAACTGGCTGAAGAAGTCGAAACAGAAGATGGCAGTGAGTCCTCCGGCAATGATGCAGAGGAAGATACTGAAACTGATGACGACGAATCAGAACAGGAATTCTACTTTGGTGACGAAAAGCTGGATTCGCCAACCAGCGAAGATGGCGCAGAGCATGGACTGGTAAAACACCTGCGCAAGACGATTAAAGAGAAAGACCGCGAGCTGAAAGAGTTGATGCGTCAGTCTCAGAAACCCGTCGAGCAGCAGCCGGTAATCACTCAACCACCGCGAATGCCAAAACTGGATGATGAGGACATCGGTTTCGATGAAGAAATCTATCAGCAACGTATGGCTAAGTGGGCAGAGGAAAACGGCAAATACCAGGAGCAAGTACGAGAGCGGAAACGAGAGGAAGAGGCGCGTACCGCAACGCTTCAGCAGAAAGCAGCCAATTACATGCAGAGAGTAAAAGCACTGAAAGTGGCTGGCTACCAGGATGCAGAGCAGGCTGTACGCGAAGATGTTCCTGTTCATATTCAGGACATGATCCTTCTTGAGTCAGAGAAGCCGGAAATCGTTGTTCTGGCACTCGGTCGCAACGCTGAACTGCGCAAGCAACTGGCAGAAGCTACCAACCCCGTAGCAATTGGTCGTCTGCTGGAACGTATCGAATCGAAGGCCAGAATCATGCCAAAAGCAAAAACCACGGCAGCCACAACCCCGACAGTTAAGGGGAGCAACGGCGCAGTAATCAACAACCTCGACAAACTGAAAGCCAAGGCGCTGGAAACTGGTGACTGGACGCCGTATTTCGCCGCTAAAAAGGCAAAAAAATAACCTATCGGAGCATTAAGCATGGCTAACCAATTAGCAAAAGACCTTGAAATCATGTTCGAAAACTACGTTGAAGGCTTTGAGGCCGCCTGCGTAGTTTCCCGTAACGCTAAAAAATTCCGTCCCGGTGATACAGCAATGCAGCGAGCAGGTGATGTTCTGTATCGTCCGCAGCATTACCACATGAACATTGAGGAAGGCCTCGACCTCAGCAACAAAACGCCAACAGCACTGGTTCAGCGCCTTGTTCCTTCTGTGTTCAAGGAGCCGAAAAACATTCTGTACACTCTGGATGCGCGTGAAATGCGTGACCCGGAACATAAAACTGAAGCTGGTCGCGCCGCAGGTATGCGCCTTGCTGCACAGATTGACTCTGACCTGATTTCCATGGTTACGCAGCGTGCTACTAACGTGATCACGATGGCTGATTCAACCACAGGCACACAGGGCCGTGATTTGTGGAACTGTGCGGCAGGTATTGATGCCACCATGACGGCGATTGGTGTACCGCAGGGTATCAACCGTCGCTCTTTCTGGAACCCATTCAACTACAAAGACCTTGCTGGCGAGCTTGGTCACCGTGCCTATGCTCAGGGTGCAACCCTGACAGCATACGAAAAAGCGCAGATCCCTCCGGTTGCGTCCTTCGATAGCTACAAGACCGATATTTCTGGTCGTGTTCCGAAGGGTACAGCAACTTCCATTACGCTGGCAGCAGCACCTGCGCACAAGGTTGAAGCGAAAGATGCTAACGATATGCCAGTGGATAACCGACAGGGGACCATTACGGTATCTGCTGAAGGTTTGCAGGTTGGCGATGCGTTTACCATCGCAGGGGTGAATTCCGTACACCAGATCACCAAAGATACCACCGGGCAGCCGCAGGTATTCCGCGTTCTGGCAGTTAGCGGAACGACAGTAACTATCTCCCCGAAAATTCTGCCGCCTGACAACGCGGATGTCGCCAGCCGTCCATATGCAAACGTTGATGCTAATGCGGCAAGTAGCGCAGCAATCACCATTCTCAACAAAAATGCCGCACCGGCTAACCTGTTCTGGGCTGATGGTTCTGTTGAACTGATGTACGGCAAACTGGCGTTCCCAACTGGTCAGGGTCCACAGGTAATGACAGCAACCACCGAGCAGGGCGCTACGCTGATCATGTCTTACGCCTTCGACCACATCAAAGGCGTAACCACTGCGCGTTTCACCACTCTGTACGGTTGCTCTGTACTGGTTCCTGAATATACGGGCATCGTTATTGCCGGGCAGTAATTTTGGTGGGGCTTCGGCCCCATTTTTATTGGGAGAAGACAATGGCACGAACAATGCTCTATAAGCCTGGCAACATGATCACCTGTGGTCAGTTTGCTGTCGATTACGTCATTGTTGATGACGAAGAAGTTAAATCTCACCTGAAAAAAGGTTGGGTAAAAACTCCTGAAGAAACCGCAACGAAGCAAAAAGTGGCTAAGGCGGAAGAAGATGGCGAAAACGAAGGGTGATCTCGTTCTAAAGGCTTTACGAAAAGCCGGGCTGTATTCCAATGCCACGTTGACAGATGCTGACCCTCAGGCAATTGAAGATGCCATTAATGACCTCGAAGACATGATGGCAGCATGGCAGGCTAAAGGTATCGAGCTTGGATATCAGTTTGCTGATACAGAAAACGGCATCATGCCGTTACCTGACGATGATTCAGGTATCCCTGCATGGGCAAATGATGGCGTCGCTTTGAAACTCGCTGTGCAAGTGTGCATGGATAACGTCATTCAGCCGTCAGACGCTCTCCTTACCGCTGCTGACAGTGCATATCAGACAATCTGTATCGCTTTAACCAAAATACCACCACTTGAGCGGCGAAATGACATGCCTCGCGGTAGTGGTAACAAAAGCGCGTTTACGTGGAATCGGTTTTACATCGAGAAAGATGATCCGAGTACGTGAGGTGAATAAATGCCGATTCAGCAACTTCCGCTCATGAAAGGCGTCGGCAAAGACTTCCGAAACGCCGACTATATCGACTATCTGCCAGTGAATATGCTGGCTACACCCAAAGAAATACTCAACAGCAGCGGATATCTTCGCTCATTCCCGGGCATTGCCAAACGTTCTGATGTAAACGGTGTATCTCGCGGCGTCGAGTACAACATGGCGCAGAATGCTGTTTATCGCGTATGTGGTGGCAAGCTGTACAAAGGAGAAAGCGAGGTCGGTGATGTTGCCGGAAGTGGTCGCGTATCAATGGCGCATGGTCGAACATCACAGGCGATAGGCGTTAACGGGCAACTGGTCGAGTATCGCTATGATGGCACGGTTAAAACCGTCTCAAACTGGCCTGCGGACAGCGGATTCACGCAGTATGAGTTAGGTTCAGTGCGTGACATTACGCGCTTACGTGGGCGTTATGCGTGGTCAAAAGACGGCACTGATTCATGGTTTATCACTGACCTCGAAGATGAATCGCATCCTGACCGCTACAGCGCACAATATCGCGCAGAGTCGCAGCCTGACGGCATCATCGGCATCGGAACATGGAGAGACTTCATCGTCTGCTTTGGTTCGTCAACGATAGAGTATTTCTCCCTGACAGGCGCAACCACCGCTGGCGCTGCGTTGTATGTCGCACAGCCATCGTTGATGGTACAGAAGGGCATTGCCGGAACATACTGTAAAACGCCGTTCGCTGATTCATACGCCTTTATCAGTCATCCGGCTACTGGCGCACCTTCCGTCTACATCATCGGTTCAGGGCAGGCATCGCCAATTGCGACCGCCAGTATTGAGAAAATTATCCGCTCATATACCGCTGAAGAAATGGCGACGGGTGTGATGGAGACTTTGCGCTTCGATTCTCATGAGCTTCTGATTATTCATCTCCCTCGCCATGTTCTGGTTTACGACGCATCGTCCAGCCAGAACGGACCTCAGTGGTGTGTGCTGAAAACCGGGCTTTACGATGATGTATATCGCGGCGTCGACTTCATGTACGAAGGAAACCAGATAACGTGCGGCGACAAATCAGAAGCGGTGGTCGGACAATTGCAATTCGACATCAGCAGCCAGTACGACAAACAACAAGAACACCTACTGTTTACGCCCCTTTTCAAAGCAGATAACGCCAGATGCTTCGACCTTGAGGTTGAATCATCCACTGGTGTTGCTCAATACGCTGACCGCCTGTTCCTGTCTGCAACAACTGACGGCATCAATTACGGTCGTGAACAGATGATTGAGCAGAACGAGCCGTTTGTGTACGACAAGCGCGTTTTATGGAAACGTGTTGGGCGCATTCGTCGATTAATCGGATTCAAACTGCGGGTAATCACCAAATCGCCAGTAACACTATCCGGGTGTCAAATTCGTCTGGAGTAAAATATGGCAGACCCGTCACTTAATAAGCCTGTCGTGGTTCAGGCTACACGCATTGATGCTTCAATTCTTCCCCGTAACGTCTTTAGCCAGTCTTATTTGCTCTATGTAATCGCGCAGGGAGCTGACGTTGGTGCTATTGCAGGCAAGGCAAATGAGGCAGGGAGTGGCGCTTACGACGCACAGGTTAAAAATGATGAGCAGGATGTAATTCTTGATGAGCACGAAAAAAGAATTGCAAAAACAGAAGAGGATATTTCAGGAATAAAAGTAAAGCTTCTTGAAATAGAGAATGATGTTAATGGTCTGAAAATAAAAGTTGAGGATATCGACGGTAAAGTATCAGAGATAATCGTTGATTATGTTTCACTCAGCAGAACAGGAACTCAAACTCTTGCCTCATCCCTTAACGTATCAGGAAGTTATTCTGTTAACGGTACAAAAGTTGTTGGCGCTCGCCAGACTGGATGGACCGCGGCAACAGGTACGGCGAATAAAGGCGTATTCGATGCTGACCTGACATTCGCCGTTAGCGATACTTACACGCAATCTGAAATCCAGGCTATAGCCAATGCTCTAATTACTGAGCGTCGGCGCACTAAGGCTTTGGAAGACGCCTTGCGTGCACATGGGTTGATTGATTAATGATTACATTCACTCCAACACGCAACATCGACCTGATAGAAATGGTTGGCAACCACCCCGACATCATTGCCGGAAGCAACAACGGTGACGGATACGACTACAAGCCTGAGTGTCGTTACTTTGAAGTGAACGTACATGGTCAGTTCGGTGGCATCGTGTATTACAACGAGATTCAGCCGATGACCTTTGACTGCCACGCCATGTACCTGCCTGAGATTCGCGGATTCAGTAAGGAAATCGGACTGGCGTTCTGGCGATACATTCTCACCAATACCACCGTTCAGTGCGTTACATCATTTGCTGCACGCAAATTTCGCCACGGTCAGATGTACTGCGCAATGATTGGCCTTAAGCGTGTGGGAACCATCAAGAAATACTTCAAAGGCGTAGATGACGTGACGTTTTACGCCGCCACCCGAGAAGAGTTAACCGAATTACTGAATAACGGGAGATAAACATGTTATATGCATTTACGCTGGGCAGGAAACTGCGCGGTGAGGAACCTTCTTATCCTGAAAAAGGCGGTAAAGGCGGCTCATCAAGCAGCGGGGCAAAAGAAGCGGCAAAAGCAACACAGTATGCAGCAGACCTGCAAAACCAACAATTCAATCGTGTGATGGAACAGTTGGCACCTTACGCCGCCGCAGGTTTGCCGGCTCTCCAGCAGATTCAGCAACTATCAACACTGGAAGGGCAGAACAGCGCTCTCAATCAGTATTACAATTCAGACCAGTATAAACAGTTGGCTGATCAGGCTCGCTATCAAAGCCTGAATGCCGCCGAGGCGACAGGTGGTCTTGGCTCGACAGCAACATCAAACCAAATTGCATCCATTGCACCAACGCTCGGGCAGAACTGGTTGTCAGGGCAGATGCAAAACTATGGCAACCTGTTAAACGTTGGTCAGTCTGCGGCAGCAGGCCAGGCATCGGCAGGACAGAACTATGCAAATAACGCAGGTAATCTTGCGCAACAGATGGCGGCGATCCGCTCTCAGGGTTCTGGTCAATCCACGCTTGGAAGTGCCATTAGCGGCGGTACGAGTGGTGCGCTTGCAGGTGCTGGTATTGCAAGCTTGTTAGGTACTTCCACGCCATGGGGCGCTGGTATCGGTGCTGGTATCGGATTGCTTGGTTCACTCTTCTAAGGAGTTATCGTGGCTACATTTCAACTCGCCGGACTGCCATCAATGCAGGTGGCAAACCAGAACGCGCCCGGACAACCATCATTATCCAGTTACGACTTCAGCCAGCGTCCAAACGTTGGCGTTCAGCTTGCTCAAGGTATTGGCTCAGTTGGCCAGGCAATGAGGCTTTCTGACTTTCAAAAAGCTTTCGGTCAGGCTTATGCGGCAGGTGATCGCGACGCCTTGCGTCAACTTGCAGCCACCAATCCAGACCAGATTGAAACAATTCGTCAGGGCATGGGGTTTGTTGATGCTGATCGCAATCAGGCGATGGGCGATATGTCTGCACGATTGAACATTGCCGCCGCTCAGGGGCCAGAAGCGGTGATGCGAGAGCTTGCCACTCACCAGAATACGCTGCAGCAAATTGGCGTATCTCCTGAGCAGGCGTGGCAGACATATCAACAAAGCCCTGAAGGCTTCACGCAGTTAACAGACCTTATTGGAATGCACGCGGTAGGACCAGAAAAGTATTTTGATATTCAGGATAAGTTGACAGGTCGCGACATTGACCGAGGTCGCCTTGCTGAAACAATCCGCAGCAATAAAGCCGGTGAGGGGCTTCAGGCTCGCGGGCAGAATATAACAATGCGTGGACAAGATATGTCAGCGGCAACAGCACGACGCGGTCAAGATTTGGCAACGCAAAGAGCAAACGCCAGAACGATATCAGGCAGCGAAGGAAATCGTGTCGTTCAGCTTGCAGACGGGCGAACAGTCAGCGTCGGTGGAAAACTTCACGGCGCAGGGGCGAATGCGTTTTACGAAGGTATTGACGATAACGGCAATATGGTTCGTGTCCCGGCAAGCGCCATTGCCGCACCTCCAACGTCTGCGGCAAGCGCACAGAACTACGCAATGAAGAAAGATATTGATGCAATCGCAAATGCAGATGCTTCTGCTCTCGATTTCATGACTGGAATGACTGGCGGAGCAGGAAATCCGGCAATTGGTGCAGATGTTCGCAGCCGACTCACAGGCAAAGAGCAACGCCAGTTATATAACTCCGCACAACGTATTCAGGGAAGAATGCAGAATCAGGGCGTGGCAGCAGCAAGAGATATGGGCGCTAGCGGTATCAACACCATTGCAGAAGCGAAGATGTATTTTCAGGGGATGCCGCAGGTTGACTACTCAAGCCCGGAGGCTATGCAGCAGTCTATTCGTGAGATTCAGGAATACACCAACAATTATAACCAGCAGTACAACGTTAATGTTGATAATGGTGGGCAGAAATCATCAAGGCAGCAGCCAGCGACTCAGCAATCAGTCGGAGGAAGCTACACGTCTAAATCCGGCATTCAATTCACGGTGGAATAATGAAAGTTACAGCCAACGGTAAGACATTCACATTCCCAGAAGGAACAAGCACTGAGGATATTGGATCGGCTATCGATGAGTATTTTGCTGGACAGTCTGCACAGCAGGAACAGCAGGGCACATCTACGCCCCCAGAAAGCCAGCCACAGCAACAAGGTGGCTTCATTTCTGACCTTGGCAATGCTGCTGCAGAGACTGGGCGTGGATTACTACAGGCTGGCGTTAATCTGGCAAATATCCCGGCATCAATGGCTGATGCTGTCGCCAGCGCCGGGGCATGGGCTGGTCAGAAGCTTGGCATTGGTGACGGAACTTATCAGCCAGCGCCTCGTGTCACGACACAAGGACTTGAGCAGGACTTTGGCTTGCAACAAGGTGCGCTCACTCCACAGACGACAGAAGGTAAAATCTTCTCTGAAGCACTGCCATATTTGACTCCTGTTGGGGCAGAGAGAATTGCAACGCAGGCACCATCTATTGCCGGTCGAGTTGCTCAGGGTGCATCACGCTTGCTGGCGGAGAACGCTGTTGGTTCATTGGCTGCAAACAGTGAGCGTGATAATCCAGAAACACTGGCAACAGACTTAGGAACTGGTGTTGCATTAGGCGGGGCAATCAATCAGTTAGGCCGTGCCGCTGGCGCTGCTTATCGTGGGATTCGCGGGACGATCGCACCAGAAGCGCAACAGGCTATTGAGTTCGCTAATGCTGCTGATGTTCCTTTGCACACCACTGACGTTTTGCAGCCAAATTCACGCGTCGGCCGCATGGCGCAAACCACAGCTGAAAATATCCCATTTGCTGGGACAAGTACTATGCGAGCTAATCAGCAAGAAGCTCGCAGTCAGTTGGTAGATGAGTTTGCATCGCGATTTGGTGAGTATGATCCGTCGATTGTGGTTGGTAGTCTGAAAGCAAAAACGTCAGGAATAAAGCGCGCAGCGGGGAATAGGCTGGAACAAGTGCAAAACGCAATGGCAGGCGTAAACATTCAGCCGTCAAAGGCAATTCAGCAGATTGATACTGAAATAGCCAGTTTGCAGAAACTTGGAAAGGTTGCGGATAACGATACGATTTCTAAGCTTCAGGCCTATCGCGATGAGCTTACCCGCAATGCTGGAGCAAACGGGCCAATGGCAATGGATTTGCAGCAGTTAAGCGGATTGAGAAGCCAGTTTAGGCAGGATGTTAAAGGAGAGAGAACAGTCTTGCCAAACCGATCTGATGCAGCCATTCAGCGTATTTACAATGCAATGACAGGTGATATCGACAGCGCTATCGGACAGAATCTTGGTAATGACACCCTGCGTCGTTATAAGCAAGCTAACGCCATATACGCTGACGAAGCTAACAAACTCCAGAATACTCGACTAAAGAACGTGATCATGAAAGGAGACTTAACTCCTGAAGTGGTCAACAACATGCTGTTCAGCAAGAACAAATCTGAGATTCAGAATCTATACCGGTCAGTTGGGCAGGTTGGCCGTGCACAAATGCGTAACGGCATCATCGGAAAGGCTATGGAGAAATCAGGCGGTTCTCCTGATCAATTCCTGCGCCAGGTAAATCTGATGTCTAACCAGACTGGTATAGCTTTTAAAGGCCGTGATGCTGCATATTTGAAAGGGCTGAAAAACTATCTTGAGTCAACCAAGCGTGCGGGGCAGGCAGGTGTAACGACGCCAACCGGACAGCAGACAATCCCATTCATCTTAGGAATTGGGTCTGCAACTAACCCAGCGCTAGTTGGGGTCGGTGGTGGTTATGGATTGCTGGCGAGAATGTATGAAAGTGAACCGGCACGAAACGCAATGCTTCGCCTGGCTAACACGCCACGTGGTTCTACCGCATTCGAGAAAGCGTTATCTGATGTTGAGCGGGCAGTTAACTCATTCGCTCAGGGTGTAAAATCAGAATCCTTAAGCGAATAGTAGTTTACCAACTACGATGCCGAAGATAAGGAATGCAAAGTTCAATAAGTTTCTGTCCATAAAATCTCCTATTAGCCAAACCATATCAAACTTTAACGCAATGATGCGCAACTTAAATGACTGTCAGGTTGATAACAGGCACTCTTTTTTGCATGATCTATTCAAACCATCAAAATTGATGAAGGATCATGAAAAGAAGAACGCTCTTAAAGTCTTTACTCGGCCTTACGTCGCTATTACCAGTTAAGTTTGCAGCATCTCAAAACCTGCAAGGTAAAAGCATAATGTCAGACATTACCCCTAATATTGTAGTGAGTATGCCTTCGCAACTCTTCACTATGGCGCGTTCTTTTAAAGCCGTAGCTAAAGGAAAAATTTATATCGGAAAAATTGACACTGACCCGGTAAATCCTGAAAACCAGATTCAGGTTTATGTGGAGAACGAAGACGGTTCTCACGTTCCTGTTGCACAGCCAATCATCATTAATGCTGCCGGATACCCTGTATATAACGGACAGATTGCCAAGTTCGTAACTGTGCAAGGTCATTCTATGGCTGTTTATGACGCATATGGGACTCAGCAGTTTTACTTCCCAAACGTGCTTAAGTACGACCCTGATCAGCTTGAATACAGACTTAGTCAGCCTGATGGCTACTTATTGGTTGGTGGACTGGCTGAGCATTATAACCTTCCGTCATCTGTAATTGTAGTTGATAACGCACCCTATAACGGCGACTTAAAGGCAGCATGGAACGCAGCGCCGGAAGGGGCAACACTTCTACTTGGTAAAAAAGATTACAACATCACAGGCTTATGGGCGTCAGGTAGAAATACCAAGAAAAACATCATGATTGTTGGCATGGGCATGCCGGAATATGCGTCGGACTGGAGCAGATTTGTCAGCGGTTCCGGGACGGTAATTCAGGGTGCAGTGAAGAACCAGGCCAAAGGATTCAAACTTTTCAACCTAGGCGTTGACTGTGGTAATTATGTGTCAACTACGCTGTATAGCACGACAACCTATGAAGATGCGGTGCAGATCTATGGAGTCGGTGCGAAAGCAAATATCGGAATTGACAACATCAGGACGCTTAACTCTCTCGGTGTTTCAAGCAATCCTGGTACCCACAGCATTCTGCTTGAACAACTTGAAGGCGTTACGCTTGGCTACGTAGAGTGTTGCGGTGGTTTCCATGGGCTGACAATCAAGTGTAAGAACTTGCGCGGTGGTCGCGCCCATGTCTATGGACAGTATGGTGACGGTTTTATTCTAAAATCTGATTCAGGCGGACCATGCAGCGATATCAGAATGGACAGTATCACTATTGGTCTGATTGATAGTTCACTGCTGCCGTCAGTATCTCTCGGTGGAATTTACGATGCTCACGACGGGGTTTCCATCGACAACATCAGTATTGGTGACCTTAGAGTGCAAAATGCTTCATGGGGGTTTATTCCTGCCATCGGGGCGGATGGTTATACCAGCCATGTCACAATAGGAAATTATTATGCGTCACAGGTTTATGGAAACTATTACTCTCTGGAGGTGGGTAATCAGTGCGTTAACTGGAATATCGGTTCTCACCAGTGTTCAGGCGTTTCAGGTGGCATCAAAATTAACGGATCGGCTCAATACATAACATTGGGCGAGGGTTCAGTAACAGGCAGCACAAGATGGGGTTATTCATTTGCTGCATCGACATTTACACATAGCTCACTGATATCAAATGGCAACTATGGTGGGGTTGAGTATCTCGGTGGTACGGGATTTAACCCAGCTAATGTAATCGCGTATTACAATAACAACGGAAACTTTAGCGCGCTCCCTTCGGTGCTTAACGGGAATGCTTTAAATGGATGGGTGGCGCTATCAGACTTTAAGGCAACACCAAATGCTCATCAGGTATTCATTAGCGGATCGCTGACAAATGGTACGGCAGCGAATGCGTGGCTTATCGCAGAAAATCTTAGACCGTCTGTTGACACACCTATTTCTGCATGGGGGGTATCTAGCGGTGGTAGCCTTGTGCCTGTTGAGGCGTATGTGCGAGCAACTGGTTATATTGAGATTACAGGTTATGCATCTCTTGGGGCATCGCAAGCCGTGAGAATCAACGGATCATATCTGATCGCTTAATCTACCCAATAGCCCGATTTATCGTCGGGCTAGCCACCAACTATGGAAGACTTCATTATCTCCAGGTGTGTATCAGGATACGCTGTGCGGTTGCACACAGATCGATTCCCAGTGAGTTTTATGATTTCTCGGTGACGTGAGACAAAAATGGGACGTAAAGGCTTTTATATGCCTTTCGACCAATTTCTATCTTTTTCGAAGATGGGACGTGTGAGCGCAGGTGTGACGCGGTATGTTGTTGACTTAAAAGGTTGTTCTAGGAACTTCTAAGCCGTGGGTCGCAGGTTCGAATCCTGCAGGGCGCGCCATCTAAAAATCAACAAATTACATTTCTTTTATTTTCTCTGCTCTTTCATTGTGGGGAAGCTGGGACACAATCGTTCAATATTACGCCTATTTGCTTAGCGTGTTCGGTTAAATTTATGCATACCTATTGACTGACTTGGCGGAATCTTTACATGATGTTTACAGACAGCCTGTGTGAATCCAGTTAGTAGCGATAGGTTTGGTAACTTGAAGAAATACACAGGCATCATCAAGTGTGAGGCTGTGTGATTCCGGGGGCATCTGGCTCAGCTTTTTGATTCTCTAGCGAGTTGTTGGTGCTACATTCCTGCGTGTCTCCATTTCAGACTTTAACAGCGCAACGAGGGAGTCCGATTTACTGAGGGCATCTTTGAATTCCGGAACTCATTTTGACGTTTTTCGGATGTATCCCTGATTCTGGAGACTGCTGAACAAGCCAGACACATCTGCGGAAGCCTGCTGGATCATATGGCGTGTCAAAGCCGTCACCATTAATATTCTTTTTCAGATCACACGCAATAGAAGTAAGAGTAGCACTGGTGATGCTGACATTTCCTGCGATTAGCATTTCAAAACCTTCATTGCCAAAGCCGACATTTATTGCCTCTAATAAAAAACGCCATCAAGTGGCTTGGTGTTTTTTCGCCTCTTCTATTGAGAACGACTACGTGTCGAAAACAGATGCAATATCGTAATCGCTGGTCTCCTCTCTTAATGTGGTAACATCTTGTTCAGTAGGCGGCATGAAAGTTATCGGCGCTCGCCAGACATAATCGACGGCAACTACTGGTACGGTACTTCTCGGGGCGTTCGACGCCAGGCAATTATATAAGATTGGTACCATGTATGTTCAATCTGAAGGTGCTACTATAGTAGGGGTTACAGCATGCTCTTCGCCATCTAATTCATAGCGCTGGTGTGGAATAACTATTCCGATTTTCGGAACATTTCAACCAAAACCCGCTTAACAGCATGAGTTTTCTATAGACAAAAAGCGCCTGTATTAGTTACTGACGCTTTTCCATGACTTTATTATTTTATATGCTGAAGTGAGTATGACTCAAAACATACATTTGAATCTTTTTGAGCGAATAACTGTATTTCTGCAGATGGCATATCTTCGTTTATTTCGAAAATATAAGAACCATTTTTATATTTATTCTCAGACATCTTGATTTTTTTTCCTGTTATATAAGAAAAAATTAATGCTTCATACTGATCGCCATGTGCATTAATTTTTAAAGAATACCACCCACGACCAAGAGTCTTATAGGGCCCATATGCAACCATGCCTTGTACGCCAGCATTGCATATTTGATTATTGTCCCCAACCTTGAAGTCACTTTTTACTACATTGGCACTTCCTTCTATATCGCCATCATAAATATTAATAGAATGACTGTAAACCAGGATGGGGGAATCCCACACCATATATGTTAATTCTGGTTTGCCATATAATTCTTCTATGACTTTTTTTTGTTGGTCATTATCAACAATGAAAAAGTTATTTCCATTGTTAAAATATGATATTTTTGTTAACCAAAAAGATGGCAAAACTTTTTTATTTTCTATGTCGATGTTAACAGGGGCTATATTGAATTTCTTTTCCACACTCACCGCTGCCGCATTCCAGAATGTTGCATATCCATTAGATAAGTTGTGTTGAGTCAAAAAATTAGATATAAGCCTATATTTTGATGTGGTTCTGTCATTGCGAAATAAGAAATCAGGCTGATTTACATATATTAATGAATAAGCAGAAATTGAAATTGAAAAAAACCATAAAACTATATTTGATATCTTTGGTACATTCGCATTTCGACATAAGAAAATTGAACCAAAAATAATGACAGGAATTAAATATCTTGTTGTACCCTCATCCACTGGTTTATCGCTTAAGGCATATGCAGGAATCATAATAAGAGATGCTATCAATAGCGCGGCGTCAACGAGACTAAACTTTCTTATTTTTATAAGCGAAGAAATTAAAAGTATAAAAAATATAACTAATGATGTGAATTTTAAAGAAGAGAATATTCCTTCAGGTGAACTGATTATTTTACTAAAAAAATCAGCGTTGAATAATATCAAAAGCCCTTTAAAAAGTAGCGAGATGTTAAAAGTTAACTTGTCATAACTAACAAATGTAGGCGAACCAACCCCTGGCAAATAAAAAAAATCAGCCGAGTTAGTAAAATGTAAGATTAACTTGAATAAAAAATACGAAAAAACCAAAGACGAAAATATTACAAATTTATCTTTTGCATTTTCATTGGCTATAAAACAGCTCAATGCAATTGGCAAAAAAAATAAATATATTGTTATATCATCGCTAAATATCGTTAAAGATGCGATTATTGATGATAGAAATAAATATAATCTATTTCTTCTGCGACAATAAAAATCAATTAATATATATGAAACAACGATATAAGTATATGTAGGGACATGGATTATCGCTACAGAAAGCATGTAACTGACAGCAGCACCAGGGAAAGCAAGGAACAGTAGCAAAGCCCATGCTTTTTTGTAGCCAGAAATTGTTCCCAGTGCATAGCATGAAGCGAACAGGCTACCAGCCATTAATCCAGGTATAACGTATGTTATCCATTCAGAATAACCAAAAAGCTTTATAGCAAGAGCAAACCAGACTAAGTCAGTAAAATAGAAAGTTACTGTAGATAAGTACCATCCTTTTAGTGTTATGTTTCCGTTTGCAATGTCAGCAGCCTCTAAAATACCACTCATGCTGTCAGAGCTTGGGATAAATTTATAGCTTAATGCGGTAAAAATATATGAAAATATCAAAAAAACTAATATTACCGAAAGCCCCTTTTTGGTCAT